CCATATTTACATCGTAGTAAACTTTTTTAAATGTTGAACCTGCTAATGGTAAATGAAATAACATAGAATCAAACTCTGCTTCGTATTCTTTCATTTGATCCATAACTAAATAGTTCATAAAATCTTTTACACGATTTGCTTGTTGTTCTGTTCCAGGGTTTTTTACACCAATAACTTGTGTTCTTACTGGTCCATCACTCGGTAATAATTCTTTGTAAGCTTGCGCTTGAAATTGTGTAACAGCTTCTGCCATCACTGGGTGTGTTGCACCACTGGCCCCTTGAAAAGGTTCTGTTCTATTTTCGTATTTAAATCCTAAAAGATCTAAACCTTGTATGTATCCTTGTTCCCATTCTTTTCTAGAAGTTTTGTAATCCATATAATTTTGTGTCATTTCCATGCCTATTGGCTGCAAAACATCATCTGGTAAAAGATCTGCTAGATTGTCAAAATGTGATTCTGTCCCTGGTACGTTGATTGCACCTGGTTCGTAATCTAAAGTTACGCCACCGTCTTCTTCTGGTATGACCTCGATTGGTCCTTTTTCTTCTACTGGTTCCTGAACAGCAACATCTTGTAATTCCTCTTCTGAAGGAATCTCAAGTTTGTTTCTAGTGTTCGGGAGTCCTTTATCTATATCTGCCATTTATACTCCTAGTAGTTTCTAACACGTTTTAACAGACCTTGCAACCCTTGTGAGTTTGGTCCTGATACTGGTGGTGGACCTGATGCTACACCAGCTGATTTAGCTATACCACCCCCTGCTGCTGCAAAACCTCTTAAGCCACTTCCTATGTCAGAGATATCAAGATCAAATGGATTAGCAACATTTGTTTGACCAACTATTTCTTTTTCCATATCACCAATAACGTTTTGTGGTTTTTCCATAGGTGGTTTATTTATCGGCTCACCCATTGTGCCTGACGCTCCATAAACTGATTCTGGATTAAATTGTTGTGCTAACTCGGATAAAGGAGCATTTTTTAATGAATCTCTGTAAGTTAATATATCTTTTGCTGAAACCTTTTCACCTGATGCTCTATACGCTTGTGCTAAATTTATTGCATCCTGAGTTGTATATTGCATAATATCTTTTGCATCAAGAAGTGTTGGAAGCAATTTTTGATTTAATTGTTGTTGTGTTTGTTCAGGCATTCCTAAAGTTTCAACGTCACTTTGATCTTGACCTACATCTCTAAATTTAGATTTTAATTTTGTAAACAATGATCCCGAACTTCTAGCATCATCAACTTCGTCTTGCATTCTTTCCGCATAAATCCTTTCAGCATCTGTCATTTTAAATTTATTGTTTAAATTATCGGTTGCTTGTTTTAATTGAACATCGATATTTTTTACATCTTGACTTGTATCACCAACATAATCAAAAGCACCACCTCCAGATAAATTTTCAAGATTTGCTTTTTGATCTTGTAGACTTTGCACTTTTGCTAATTCATTTTTGTAATCAATAGATTTACCAATAATACCTGCAACCTCTGGTCCAAAGAATCTATCTGCTTCTAACATCTCAGCTTTTTTAGTTTGATTACCTGGTAACAAATACTCCGACGCTCTTAATAAAGACTCATTTAAACTATCTCCCATACCCACTCTAACTAAAGAATCAGCAGCAACATATAATGCTTCAGGTACGATACCATACTTCATAATACCTCTACCTAAACTCGCTGCCCTGTTTGCAAAAGCTGCAAAATTTTTAGCTTGTGCAGCAGTTGCATTTTTCATTCCAGAGTTAATATTTCTTACACCCCCTTGATAACAAACATCTAGACTAGGTGGCGTTCCCTCTTGAAAACCTGCTCGTCCTCCTTGTGAGTTAAGTCCCCTACTACATCTTGGATCTTTACTTAGTGTTGCTATGAGTTTTTTGTCAACTTGTGATATTTCTAGTTTTTGTCCTCTAGGAAAAATTTCTTTTAAAAGTTTTTTTCCTTCATCTGTTTTTTTTAATTTTTGTAAATTTTTACTTGCAAGATTTTGTTCTCTTAGATTTTTTGCTAATTCTTCTCGTAAACCTTCTTGTGTTTTTTCAGCTATATTAGTTGTACCAAAATCAAATTTTTTAGTTGATCCTTTTCCTATATTAATATTAAGAGTTTTAGCAAGATTTTCTATTTGTTTTATTTTTTTAATATCTTTTACATCGGCCAATAAAGCTTTATCATAAGCCATACTTAAACTTTGTTTAAAACCTCTATTATATCCTCTACTAATAGGTGTTACATACAAAAGTTTTTCTGGAGATACATTCGATCCTTTTAAAAAAGCTTTTGATAAAGGGTGATCTAAATCTAATTTTAAATCACCAGGTAGAGTATTAAGAAATTTATTATACTCTGATAATCCTTGTAAAGCTGCTACATATTTTTTAGGGTTTTTTCCTTTTCCAAAAGCATCCATAATCAATGTTCCAATATTTTCTGATTGAACTTGTCTTAATCCTTTTATGTTTGAAAAGTTATCTAAGAAATTATCTGTAGTATTAAAGTCATCAGGTAACCATGATTTTAATGGTTCTTTAGATAAATTTTCTTTACTTATTGCAACATTTTGTGCGTACACATTAGTTAGTAACTTACTTGATTGTTCTACAATTTCTTTTTCAGTTTTATTAAATTTTTTAGCCATAGATTTTACTGTGGCATCAGGGTTTTCTAATATTTCATCAAATAGTTTTTTTTGTGTTACTATTTTTTTTAATGCTAGTTCTGATTGTTTTGTGGATTTGCCAGTTTTCGTAAACTCAAGAACTTCTTTATAAGTATCAATCATATATCTACGATTAACTCCTAATTTTTTAGCTAATGCATTTTGTGCCTTAACATCTTTACCAAGAATGACATCATTTAATAATTTGGTATCTTGATTATTTAAAATTCCACCAGCGTCTATAGCTCCTTTTTCCATTCTAGCTGGTCTTGTTTTAATTTTTAATTTTTTATAATCTTTTTCTATAAAAGCTTTACCTATTCTATCAAATCTTTCCTTAATTTTTCTTTGTGTGCCTGCTTGTTGTGCTGCAAATTGTTGACGAGTTAATTTGGTATTAAAAGCTTTTTCATCAAAAATTTTTTGTAATTCTGTTATTGTTCCAGTATAAGTTTTTCTCTTTCCGTCAGTGGTTATTCTAACACTGTATTTGCCTTTATTTTTTCCTTGTGTAATTTTTTTAAACTCTGGTGAGTCTTTAACAGATTTAGGTTTTGTTCCACCATACCCCTGCCTCACACCACCAAAACCTGGTTGCACTAACATACCACCACCTGCTTTCTGTTGTCGTTCACGTCTTATAAACGCATTGATTGCATCCATTGTTTCAACGTCTTCTCTAACTGGTGGGATAGGTGCTTTGCTTGCAGGGAAGACATCAGGAAGATCTGGGTTGGCTTTCTTTGCCCGAGTCAGATACTTCATCATCTGTGAAAATCTAGCTGGGTTCATTATTCCCCTAACATTCTAGCGATACCGCCACCTGCTTTTTTGATTGACGGTGCATCACCTGTTGCTTCTTCTATAATTTCTTTTTGTACTACTGCATCTAATTCAGTAGCATCTGCTGGTGTACCGTCTGCATCAAACTCTACTTTGTATTCTTCATACTCATCAGCTTCTTTAAAAGCCGTTCCTGATTCCGGATCAACATCAGCATCACCTTTTTTGTATTCTAATACAGTTCTATCTTCTATAGTGTCAAAAGTTTTGTCACCATAACTTCCAATTCCCGTTTTATCTTTTGTAATTCTTACATCACCAGTGCTTAAATCTTCTATCAACTCATACTCGTCACCATTCTTACCTCTGTACCTATGTATCTCCACTCTATCTGCATACGTAATTTTATCTGGCTTACCAAGTGTTTTAATTTTACTTGCAAGCTCAAAAAAATATGGTGGAGGTGTGCTTCTAACACTTTGTTCAACAACTTCTTTTGCAACTTGTTTACCGGCTCCTTTACCAAATCCAGAAAAGATTCCTGATTTAGCTGCACCGATTGCTGCACCAGTTCCACCCATAAGTTTTAAGAATGCACGCTTAGTCATACCTGCTTTCAAACCAATACGTCCACCATCTGCTGCCATTTGTTTTTGTTCCATAACACCTTTTTTCCGTAGATCTTCTAAATACTCTTTGTATAATCTTTCAAAGTTTTGTTTTTTTTCTATGCCTTGTCTCTCTTGCATATACTCTTCAAACGAAGGTGTACCATCTGCATAACCAATACGTCCACCATCTGCTCGCATCTCTTGTCTGTTTAACATTTGAATTAGTTCATTAGCAGTTTCATTACCTTTTAATTTCTTACCTAAAAATAATTCTGCAGCTTTGTAATTTATTTCATTACGTGGTCCTTTGATTGTTTTAATTAACTCTGCTGCTCTTAGTCCTGCAGGCATGTCTGCAAAGTTATCATACATACCATAACCACCTGGACCCATCGTATCTCTAGTTCTAATAAATTTTTCAAGATCTTTCTTGTCAATGTTTTCTAAAAAATCTAAATCGATAGGACCTTCTCTAAATCTTTTTTCATCAAATTTTGGTTTAGGTTTACCTTTTAATAAATCTAAAAATCTTTTACCAAGTCCTGCTTTAAACCCTGCACGTCCACCTTGTGCAAATTTATCTGAGTCGTCTAATCCGTCAAGTGCTTCACCGTAAATATCAATCTGTTGTCTTTGATCTAAATCATAAAAGTCTTTATTAAATTTTTTTTCTGCTAAATCCTCTGCAACCATTTGTGCATTATATTTTCTATCTCCTTTTACAAATGTTGGTGACATATTATCGACTGCGTCTTTAACCATTTTTTTATTTCTTATTCTTTCAGCTGCTGCTTTGTTTTCTGCCTCAATCATATTTTTTAAAGATTCATCTGATGATTGAAACGGAGCTGCAATATCATCTTTGCCACCACGACTTCCTGGTGGTGGTTGATCTCCAATTGGTTTAAAATCCTCTACAATTGATTTTAAATCGTCTAACGGACTATCTGTTAATTCTTTACCACCCATGATACCTTTTGATGGATCTATTTTTTTACCAGTCATATCTAATACATCAGCTGGTTTATCAAACCTGCTACCCGCTAACATATTACCAAACTGTTGATTAAACGCTTGGTCCTCAGCTTGTTTAACTAAATTTAATATTTGATTTAATTCTTGCTCACTTCTAATTAAATCTGGATCAATACCTAAATTTATTAATCTTTGTTCTAAAGCTTTTGCAGAAAATTCCACAGCTTTTTTATTAGCAATCGCTCCCTTTTTTTTAAAAAGTGCTTTTGCTATAAAACTTCTAATAACTGATGTTGCCATTAATAATAATTCCTTTTACGTTGCTCGACTTTTTCGTCGATATAATCTTCAGGGTGTCCGATCAGACCGCCCTGTCTGAATCGCATGA